TAACAGCACGCTCGCTGTCACCAGCACCACCGGGCGCGTGGATCTGACGCAGACGGGGGATTGCATCATGCTCGCCAACGACGGCTATGTGACCGCGTATTTCGCGCTTGGGGACGTGACTGTGACAGTCGTTGCTGGCGGTGTAGTTACGGCGGGCAGCACGGGCGGTATGGCGATCCTGGCCGGCGAGCGGTTGCAAATCCGCATGATCCCCGGCCAGACATACCTTGCCGGCATTACCGACAGCGGCACGACAACGCTGCGTGCGTCGCGCGGATCGGGTCAATAGCATGTTGCGCGGATTTAGCGGGGCCGGCCATCATGCGCTGAGGTGGCGTCGCCGGGCGGCGACTATTTTTCCTCTGACCGGGCCAAGCTTGCCGGGCGGTTGGACGTTTACCCGAGCCAGTTCCGGCACGCAAATCCAGTCCGGCGTTCTGTCCAACGCCACCACCAACGTCGCGCGATTCGAGACCTCGCCGGCTGGGTGGCTGGGGGAGCCGCAGGGGACGAACCTGCAATTTCAATCTAACGGCCTGACTACGGCACCATGGACGCTTTTAGGCGGACTGACGCTCACCAACGTCACCGGACCGGATGGCGCGACAACGGCATGGTCGGGAACGCTGGATTTCGTGGCCAACTCGCGCTTCTACAGCCAGGCCAACGGGTTGACGGCGCTTTCACGATACGAGCCGAGCGTTTGGATTAAGCCGACATCGGCGAGCGGCGTGTTTCTGATTGAAAACCCAGCGTCTGCGGCGAGCGGGCTGTGGACCGTGGCAACGGGGTCATTGACGCTCAATGTCTGGCAGCGCCTGACCCGCAATCATCCCGCAGTCACGGTCACGACGGAATTTTCCGCGACGGCGGGCGGCCTGTGCGGCAATTACTACCACATGGCCGTCGGGACGATGGTTGCTGCGTTTGCTTACCCAATGCTCGAAGTGGGCACGTTCTCAACGTCACCAATTACAACCACGACGACATCGGCCACCCGAGCCGCCGACAACCTGACGCTCGACCTGACGCAACTGCCGGGGCTGCAAACGGCGGGGGGGTATGGCGTGGCGTTGGAGTTCTCGCTGCTGAGTAACAGCCAGAGTAATGTCGTGTTCGGCATGGCGGGATCGGGCGGGTTCTCCAATACTTGGTATTTCACCGAAAACGGCGCGGGCGGGTTGGTGCTCACGACAATCGTGGCGGGTGTGGGCCAGGGTTCCGCCGCTGCCACACTTAGGGCCGTGGGGCTGACGAACCGACTGGCGCTCACAGTCACGCCTGCCGGCATCACGTTCAACCTCAACGGCGCTGGCGATGTCACCGTGACCAATGCCGGGATGCCGACAATGACAACTCTGGCCGTTCTAAGAGCGCCTTGGGCAGCCGGTAATTACGAGGCGGGCCACGCCACGCTGGTCACGCTGGTCCCTGGTCCACAATCCGCCGCATGGCGCGCATCGAGGTCATACTGATGGATTACACGTTCAAAGCGCCATCCCTCGCGGTGATCGGCAACGCACTCGCGGCGCTACAGGCATCGGGATTGGTGGGGGCGAACAGCGGGCCGAGCGACATGCTGGGGTCGATGTCGGTTGACGACGCCCAGGGTAGCCCGCTGTTCCGATATGGCGTCGGACGGGCTGCGGTGACGGTGACTGGCATGGACAGCCAGCCAATGACGATCCCCGCAGCGGGCGAGGCTAGCATGTTCTACATCGCCATTCGTGCGGCAGATGTCGCCATCCCATTCAACCCCGCCGCGTTGGGGCTGATTGCCACCACGCCGGAGGAAAGCGCCGCAGTGCTGGGAGTTTGGGCATGATTTTACGATGGATTAACGGGGGCGTAGTATTTGTTTTGACGGTATTTGGGAGGCGCTCGCGACATGGTGAAGGCGGACGAAAATGACCGTTCGGCATTTACGGCCTGGGTTGAGCGCAATGAACGCCGCCGCTTGTTTTGGCGCGCTGTCTGGCAAGCTGTCGCGTCCGGTCTTGTTCTTAACCTCTTTTTGCAGGGGCCGGCATGGCTAAGCTTTATGGTCGATTTATTCATGCACCGACCGCACTAGATCGGTTCTTGCAATGGCATTGTAAATGGGAATGGCCATGCCGAATTGGTATGGCCATCCTTTCGACGTTCGGCATTGCCGGGCTATTTTGGGTCACGATGGGCCACGCTCTCCCGCCGATGAAATTCCTGTGGTGGTGCCTTGGTTGCTGCCAACGGTTGATCTTGGGGATTTTTTAACATGCTCCCACTGCTCCTGACCCTCATACCGTCCATCGCCAGCCTGTTCGCGGGTCCGACAGCCGGGGCTATCGCGGCTCAGGTCGGATCGATCGTCACCAGCGTAACCGGCGTTGCAGATCCACACACCGACGCGGGGCAGGCGGCGGCGATGATCGCGCTGACTGGCAAGCCGGAGTTGCAGGCGCAATTGCAGGCTAAAATCATCGATGCGCACTTAGAGGCATCCCGCGTGCAGGCTGAGGCGGCAAAGGCGGAGGCAGACGCTCGCACTGCTGCAATTGTCTCTGCGGTGGCGTCGCAGGCATCGGCGCGGACACAGACCGTCGATCTGGTCAAAGCCGGCTCTGGCATTGCCTGGGGCGCTCCGGTAGTGTCCTGCCTGATCCTGCTGGCGTTTGGCGGGATGCTTTACGTGGTGATGTCGAAATCTATTCCAACAGGATCGGAACCTCTCGCCATGGTGCTGCTCGGCACGCTGGCGGCAATGGCTACCCAGGTGGCAAATTACTGGCTCGGCAGTTCGGCAGGATCGGCGGCGAAAAACACCACGATCTCCGACGCCATTGCGGGAGGCGCTGCACCGCGCCCTTTGTCGTGACGGCTATTGCGATGGCTGCCCGGCTGATCCGGCAATGCGAGGGCTGTGTTTTGACGCCTTACGCAGACACGGGCGGGACTTGGACAATTGGCATCGGCTCAATTCACGATCTGGCCGGCAACCGGGTGACAGCCAACACCCCGCCGATCACTCAGCAGGATGCCGAAGATCTGATGATGGCGGAGTTGACGCCAACCGCCGACCGTGTCGACGCGCTGGTGACGGTGCCGATTACGGACGGGCAAAAGGCCGCGCTCTACAGCTTCGCCTACAATGAAGGCGTCGGGGCGCTTGGAAAATCAACGCTGTTGCGGGTGCTGAACGCAGGCGATACCGCCGGCGCGGCGGCTCACTTTGCCGACTGGAATATTGTCGCCGGCAAAGTCAGCAAGGGGCTGGTCAACCGGCGTGCGTTAGAGGCTGCGGTATTTTTGGGGAAGGTGACGCCCTAGACGGTGCCGGGTTGGCCTCGTGCCACTGCGCCGCACGCTCTAGCCACACGGCGATTGATGCCGGCATATCGTATTCGCCAGTTGCCCACCGTCGCACCTGACGCTCCTGCACTCCGAGGATGTCGGCCAGCCCGCGTTGCGACCAGTGCAACGCGGTGAGGCATTCGCGGAGGCGGTCGGGGGTCATTGGGCGTGAATGGAAAGCGGGGCAACGCGGGCGCTGGCAAATTCCTCTGCCGCGAACCAATTTTTGCCGGCGCTTTCAAGGGCGCGGTCGGCCACCGCACGGTTGGAGTAGATCGCCGCGTGGGCTTCGTTGCTGCTAGTGCCGGGACCGCAAAAAAATCGGTTGCCGACCGTGATGACAAATTTGCCTGCGCGATTTTGGTTGGTCATGGTCTGATCCTCCGTTGCGGCGGGGCCGAAACCCCGCCTGTTGTGGGTTAGGCGCGTGCGAACATTTTCGCCGCGATGGCGTCGGCTTCGTCTGCCGCGTCCAGTTCTGCCATGCAGGCGTCATGCCACGCGCTTAGTTCAGCGAGGCTGATAAAGTCGGCAGCTTTAATATTGGCAGCGGCGTATTCCGGGAGGGCGGAAATTTCTGCGAAGGTCATCGGTCTAAATCCTCGATCTGGCCGGGGCCTATCCCCTTGCCGGTAAAAGCATATTGACCGCAGTTCACTGACAATTCAATGGACTATTTTTATCTTTTTTGAAGTTTTTTTCGCTTTAATTTTTGCACGTCTTGAGCGTTCCAATTCAGCTTCGCAAAACCGGCACCATGATCGTAAGCCGCTTTTGAGCGCGGTGCTTTTGCCAACAACAACAGCAATTCACGCTCTGCGTCGGTCATGGCTTCAGGGCCTCCCGTGCGCGCTCAATAATCGTATCAAAGCCGCCTTCCCAATCGGCGAGCAAACCTTCTTGGTGCGTCATTTCGTCAGTTGTTTTCTGCTTTGCCGTATCCCTTGCGAATGCCTCCAACTTCGCAACCCGCGCGCGGGCGGCAGTGAGTTCGGATCGTAGCGCATCAACCCAAGCAATGCTGCCTCTTATGTTCATGTCAGGCGTCGGCTCCACCGGCACCAACCGCCAGCCGAGGGCGGGGAGGGTGGATAGGAGGGCGGATAGGGCGGCTTTGGCCATATAATCCCATCGTGCGCGCTCTGTGTCGGTCAAACTAGACCAGCGCCCTACACCATACCATTCATCGTGCAATGCCATCGCCATCGCCTCAATCGCGGCCTTGTGTGCGTCGGTCATGCTGCCATTACCTCCAATTCTAAGTGTGGATAAAAAATTTGAGCGTAATCTCGCGCTCGCTGTTCAGCGCACGGACCCCAAAAGTTGGCCGTCTCAATACCGCCGTCACTGTCGATTGCCTCAACTTGAAATTGCATCGGTATTGTTGCCATGACGCACATGGTTATTTCGGTTGTTTTTAAGTCGGTCATCTGATCTTATCCTTATAGGTCAAAGCCATTTCGATCATGTCGTAGCAAATCTGACGATTTATGTGCTGCGACCGAGCGCCATCACTGATCGCCGTCAATCCGTATTTCTCACAGGTCATCTTGATCCCGCGTGGCGTCCCGACATGCTGGCCTTCCAAACAACCAGAACGGCGCGCCCGAACGCTCGATTTCGTCTGCCATTTCCAGTGAAACGTATGCGATGTGGGAATAGTTTGTTTCGGCTGGTCCGTGATCGCGGATTTCCAGAGACACAGGCTTTTTGGGATCGCGCGGGTTTTTGTTCATGCGCAGGATTAAGTCGGTCATGTCACAACCATCCCTTTGAGTTAAAATACAGCCAGAATAACGACACGCCCAGGGCAACAATGACCAGACCAACCGCTATAAACAAGCCGCCCATCACTAGGTCAGACCAATGCGGGGCGGGGATTTTGCCAATAAATAGAGGGATCATTCCTTTGTCTCCGGTGCTGGGGGAAGGGGCATGTAGTGGGTGGGCGAATAAAGTTCATGCGGGGCGTCATCATCAAGGCTGATAGATGCCCAACAATCGTCTTGTTCAGACCAATATGCGACTAACATCCACCTTCCGTGTTTTGGTTTGTCGCCGTTGTGGCCAGTTGCGATGATGTTCGTCCCATCCCTCGGAGCCTCCGCAATCGTCCTCCAATCAGGGCCGTGGGATTTGCCTATGTCGTAGGCTGCACTGGCCAATAGCACGGCGGCTTTATTGAGTTCTCGCGTGACGCGATCATCGCCGGGTTCGGAAATCATCGCGAGCCAGTCCGGTTCATCACTCATCGCGCAGCCTCCTCCAACGCCGCCAACATATCCGGCGCTGCGTCATGCAGTGGGTTCGCCTCCGTGATGATAGCGGTTCGGACACGGGCGGCGGCGAGTTTCCAGACATTCGCAGGAATGTCCCAACCCGTCCGATATTCAGGGTCGCTGTCTGTCGATATCTGTTGGCATGATTGCGACCGGCGCAAAAACTCATCCGCCAACTGCGCCTGGGTTCCTTTGAATGGCTCAACCACGTTCCCGTTCCCCCCTCAGCGCCTTTGGGACATCGCGGCGCAAGTGCATTGCCGGGCGCGTTGGCTTCGGCAGCACGGACGTTACCCGGCGCTGATCTTGGTGAGGATTGGATTTGTAGCCTGTAACAGCGATACGCTGCCTGTCGCTAAATGATCCTGCTGATTTGTTCATCCCCGTTCCTCCGCTTCGAGTTCGGTAAGTTCGGCCTTCGCTGCATCGTAGGCTTTGAGGGCGGCGCGAATGCCTTCGACTGTATTCCCAGGAGAATTGAGAAATGCCGCGATGGCCACCTCCACCGGATCAGGCGGCGCGCGCTCGGCTTTCACCGCCTCAATAAACGGTCGCACGCCTGACGAAATGCCTTCTTCAATGCACGCATCGATGAGCGCCTTCTCCGCCGCAGTCATCGCGGTCGGGAGGGGAAGAAGTGCGGCGCGAGAAACAAACCCGCCGCCTCCTCCCTTGAGGCAGACGTAAGCATCTCCAGTTGTCGTTCCTTCAATCTCCACCATCGCCAGGTCGCCGGCTTTCCATTCTTTTGTCATGAATTCTTCCCCGCTATCTTATTCAGCACGTCTCGCACCAAAGCCACCGCAAAAAACAACGCAAACAACAACACAACGCCACCGACAAAAAATATAAAAATGGCCGCAGGTAACAACTCAATAATCAGCCACGCCTGCAATAGAAATTCCGTCACGTCCGATCCTCCTTTTGTTCAATGTCAATCCGGCGCAGGCATTCCAACGGGACATCGGTATCTCCATCCACCAAATAGACATAGACGCGGCCTTCGATCCGGCAAACCCTTTCAACCTCAATTATGAACTTGTCGCCGCATTCCGGCGTCCAGTCGCCAATCACGACACCCACCCCAGAGCATACACAACGCCGTAAATGCCGAAAATCGACATCACAAAAATCAGCGCGCTGAGAAACCGGGAGGCGATGTCAACATCATAATCACCTGCAAGCAGGACGAAAACGCTGGCGGATGTGAGCAATATCGGCAGCACGCACCAGAGCGCGACGATGTGGATCACGTCCGACCCTCCTTCTGTTCAATCTCAACGCACGCCTCAACCGGCAGCCAAACCCATTGCGGCCCGGCCTTATCGAGCCACCGGATGCGGTATTTGCCGTCCAGCACTTGCACCACCCGCACGGCTACGAGGTCGCCAGCGGCGGCGGTCATGTTGGAATGGCCGGGGGGCGCGGCATCGGCGCCCACATCAACCAATGGCTGCGGGATGTTGCCCTGCCATGCACCATGATGGCGTCTTCAATGCCATCGGCGATCAACCCGACGCTGACCATATCGCCATCAGTCACAAGGCAATACCAGCCTTCCGGCATTGAGACGAGGGCACGCCAAACAATCGTCGATTTGCCGATCTCGCGTTTGCCCTCCTCGTCATCGAGGGCGCATTCGCCGTGAGTAGTGATGAAGCAGTCGTGCGGGTCATTCTTGCGGGCGCGGCTTTTTTGTATCCAACCCAGCGTTTCCATGTTCTTGAGCACCTTGGCACCAGGCCGGTCGGCATTTTTGGGGCGCGGCGTGCGGGGGGACAGAAACAGCAAATATCGTTTTTCGGTCGGGGTCACGTCATCATCTCCGCGCCCTGGTCCTCGTCCTCGACCTGGGTTGCCGCAGTCCGGCGCAATGCCTGGGAAATCAGCGCATTAAGCCTGTCGCGCAGCCCGTTGGTAAATACGTCCAGGGCCTTTTGCACGTCGGGCCGGGCGGTGATTTCGTCCACCTGATCGGCGTCGGCAGCGGCTGCAAGATCGTGTTCCAGTCCGTCGAGAAACTGCTTTGCGGTGCGCTTCGGCGGCTCGGCAGAGACGGGTTCCGCAACCGCTTCAATTGTCGGGCCGGCTGTATAGGGCGCGGCTTCGGCCATTTCTTCCGGCGCATAAACGCCAAGCAGCACGCTGGGCGTCCAGCGCCGCCCCCACACTCGCACGCCATGATAAACAAGCTGCTGATCGGGCTGCTTCTTCCAGATGTCGTTTGCCGTCTGAGCATCCTTCAACAGGACATCGACGGTTTTCGCCACCGTTTCGCCGCGTCGTTTGCCAGAAACGCGAATGCCACGCCCGGCGCCTTCTCCGAAAAACTCATAATCGATCAGACCATCAATCGCGCCTGATGTTTCAATCGCCGCATGCACCAGCGTGCCGGCAAACAGCAGCTTGCCCTTGATCGAGAAAGTGTTCTGAGCCACCGCAAACGGGGACATCCCCCAGCGCATCGCCTGTTCAACGACCATCAGGCAGTCGCCTGGGGACTGTTGCAGGTGGGCCGGCAGCATCTTGCCGCGCGCCATCAAATCGGCCAAGCGCATCGCCTGATCCATGTTTTGCGGAATGAGGCCGGTTGCTTGGTTCGAAATCGTCATAGACATGTCAATTGCTCCTGATTTGAACAGCCGGAAGGCCGTTCGATAAGACAGCGCCGGGAACGGCCAAGCCGTTGTTGAGCGCAGTGCGGATAGCGGCTTTGTCGGGTTCTCTTTTGGTCCGGATAAACCCTTCCGGTAATTGGGTTTCGTCGATGATTTGAACGCCGGGCTGCGGCGCTCGCATCGATATTGTGGCCTCGGGGTATTCCCGCTTGCGCCAGCCCATCGTGTCCATCGCGGCCAGGATCAACCCCTTGTAGCGGTCGCGGCGCGCTTCAAATCGCCGGGCGCGCTCGGTTGCCTCGGTGGCGCGATACCGGGCGGCGGTTGCCATATCGTCGGCGTCCTGCACCTGCCGCACGACCTGGCATAAAGCTTTGTCCACCGCTGCCAGTTCGTCGGGCAGATCGTCGAACGACAGATGAGCATCTTCATCTTCGGCCATGATGGCGTTCGCGCCGGATCGTAGCGCCATGAGCGCCTGTTGCAGTTTCCAATCGGCGCTCATAACCCGCCTCCAAACAACCGCCGCGCCCGGTCCTGCAACCCGGCAACCCGCCGCGCTCCCGCCGCGTCCGCATGGTTTTCCCGCACGTCGTCGGCGCACCCGATCAGCGCCATTTGCAGGCCGCGCAATTCGGTCTTGTCCAGCGCGTCCGCCGCGAGCATGCCGCCGAGCTGGTCGGACATGGTTTCCAGCCGCGCCACGATGTCGGGCAAGGTGCAGATCGCCAGCAGTTCGCCGGCCTGGATGTGGTCGATCGGTTCCGCGCGGGCGGCTAGGCGGCGAAATTGGGCGAGGGGGGACATTATGCGGCCTCCTGCATATCACAAGCCGCCAACGCGGCATCAAACTCCCGTTGCCGGGCGAGAAATTCAGCATCCCCAACACGGGCGATGAGCACGGCGCGGGCGGCGCGGTAGGGGTTGTGGATGCTCACCACGCCCAACCAGTCGTAGGCGCTGGTGCGGGCCACGCCGGACGCCACAAGCAGGGCGTCAACGGCGGCGCGACGGGCGATCACGCTGCCACCTGCTCGGCAACGCGGGCGATGCTGGCGCTGTCAAAAATCGGGGTCAGATCCCGCAACATGTCGAGAAGGTCGGGGAAATCGTAACCGCGTGCCATGAGAGCGTCGGGCGCGCCGATCAGCTCGATCTGTTTGCGCGCCTGGGTCAGCACGGCGGCAATGCGGCGATTGTGGGCGATGATGTCGGCAACCGCATCGTCGCGCAGGTTGTCCAGGGCCTCGGTGCCGAAATACTGGGCTTCGGCGTGGGATACGAGTTGCATCGGTTCGGCTCCTGTTGTTTAACTGCCATCATACTGCACGTCGCGCACACGGCACGCAAGGGGCAAAATGCACGTCGCGCACAATCTAATCATTGACGCCAAACCGGGCGCATGCACATTATCCGGCATGGAAAGCGCACTTAAAAACCACCGAACCGACGCAGGCCTGACGCTTGTGCAATTTGCCGAGCTGGTCGGGGTGGCACACACGACCGTCATGCGATGGGAGAGCGGCGCGGTTAAGATTGACCCTGCCCGCGCGCTGCAAATCCATCACAGCCATGGCATCCCGCTTGCCACGTTGCGGCCTGATTTATGGAAGGATGCGGCGGCATGATTGGTTTTATTGTGACCCTGCTTTTTTGGATCGGCGGCGCGATTGCGGTTGGTTCGGTTGCTTGGGTGCTACTGTTTTTATGGGCCGCGCGGTTTCAGTCGCGGATGCACGATCCCTACGAATAAAACAACCAACGGAGGAAAAAATGAAACGATCACGACCGGCCTCAGTGCCTAAGCCTAACGCGCTTGGTATACCCGTCGAGAAGCGCGCCGAAGTCACGCGCTTGTATTTGCTCGGCAGCACCTATCCCGACATCATTGCAGCCGTTGGCGGTGGTGTTACCAAGCAGCAAATCAAGCATTTCTCCGAGCATTACCGGCTCAAGCGGCCTGCCGGATACGTCAAAAATCCGCGCCACGTTTGGTTTGACGAGCGCGACCAGGCGATTGCGGACGGGCTGAAACTGAACCTTCCATGGGCGGACATCCGGGAGAGCGTCAATGCGATCCCCGGGCCGATCGTCACATGGGCCGCGACGGTTGCCCGCGCTCGGGATGTCGGAATGGCGCGCACGGTTCGGTTTATCGCGGCACCTCGGCCAAAAGCACCACGGAAGCCGCGCGTCAAAAAACCCAAAATCACACCTTGGACGCCTGAGCGCGTTGCCGAATTATACGCCGGCCATGCCGCCCACAGATCGGCGCAGACGGTGGTTGCGACGTTGCAAGCTATGGAAGGGTTGCCGTTGACCGAGAAGGCTGTCCGGGTCAAGGCTCAGGGGTTGCGGCTGTTGTGGCAGCGACGGGGGATTGTGCGGGTCAAGGCCATAAAGGTTCCGGTGGCTCGGGTCGCCAAAGTATCGCGGATTATTCAGCGCGCCGCGATCCCAATACCCGAGCCGGTATATGTCGCTCCGTTGGTTGAGCCGCTGCCCGGTCCTGATGGCATCGTGGCCGCGCCTCTGGAATACGTGATGAATTTTTGCGCGGTTCATGGAATTGCAGATCAGTGGCTCGACATGGATCGGGTCAACAAGGTCCGCAAATGGCTGAAAATGCCTCCGATGGTGGTTGATTGCACGGCGGGGGCGGCGATATGAACATTGATTTCCGGCTGTCTTACGGCGATTTCATCGCTTCAAAAACGCCAAAGATGATTGCGACCGGCGTAGAGCCTACCGCCATGCCGGCGCATTTGTTTGATTTCCAGGCGGCAGAGGTTGCCCGCGCGATCCGTTTAGGCCGGGCTGCAACGTTCTGGGATACCGGCCTGGGCAAGACGCTTACCCAGCTTGAATGGTGCAAGCAGGCGGCTGCGGCAAGCAACGGCATGGCTATCTTGTTCACGCCTCTGGCCGTTGCCAAACAGATCGAGCGCGAGGGCGTGCGGTTCGGCTACTCCGCCCGCGTAATTCGCGATCAATCCGATGCGTTGCCGGGCATCAACATCTGCAACTATGACCGGATGGACAAGATCGATCCCGACGCATTTGGCGCGGTCAGCCTCGACGAAAGCAGCGTTTTGAAAAATATGACCGGAGCAACAACGCGCGCGCTGATTGCCATGTTTGCCGGCCATCGGTTCCGCCTTTGCAGCACGGCCACGCCAGCGCCAAACGACCATATGGAACTAGGCACGCATGCCGATTTCCTGGGCCTGATGTCACCAAGCGAAATGCTATCGCGTTGGTTCGTCAACGATACTTCTCTCGCATCGCAGCAATGGCGGTTGAAGGGCCACGCGGTCAGCGATTTCTGGGACTGGGTTGCATCATGGGCATCGTGCGCCGGGTCGCCAACGGATCTCGGTTTCGACGGCACGCGCCATATTTTGCCGCCTATGAATATCATCAGGCACCAAGTGCAAGCTGAAGCGAAGTCTTTTGAAACCGGGATGCTGTTTGCTGGCGATGTAAGCGCAACCGACATGCACGCGGTCAAGCGCGCCACGGCGGCGGCGCGGGCTGCCATTGTGGCCGGCCTAGTGGCTGCCGAGCCTGCCGAGCCATGGGTATTATGGTGCGATAGCGATGCGGAAGCGGACGCTTTGCGCGCGGCGATCCGTGCGGCGGTTGAGGTTCGAGGATCACACACGCCAGAAAAGAAAGAGGCGACGCTGGCAGACTTTGCAGACGGCAAGAGCCTATATCTGGTCGCCAAGCCGTCGTCGTGCGGGTTCGGCCTCAACTGGCAGCATTCCGCGCGCATGGCATTCATCGGGCGCAGCTTCAGTTATGAGGCGTGGTTTCAAGCGGTTCGGCGTTGCTGGCGGTTCGGGCAAAAGCGGCCCGTCACAGTGCATCTGATTGTAGCAGAGGGGGAGGATCAAATCGGGCGTGTGATTGACCGCAAGGCGGCAGGACACGACCAAATGAAGACGGCGATGGCTGCGGCCATGAAACGTAACCGGGTTGTTGCAGGCGAGGTTAAAGCCCCGTATTTGCCAACCCACAAAGGGAATTTGCCAAAATGGTTGACTGTTTAAACGAAAAGCACGGCGAGGATTGGTCCGCTTATAATGGCGACAGTTGCGCTATTTTGCCGCAGTTGCCGACTGCAAGTGTTGACTTCTCGGTTTACTCGCCTCCCTTCGGCGATCTGTTTGTCTACTCGCCATCGGCTAATGACATGGGCAATAGCGCCAACGATGCGGAGTTTTTCGAACATTACAAGTTTTTGATCCGCGAAAAGCTTCGCGTCACCAAGCCGGGGCGGCTGTCGGCGGTGCACTGTTCCGACCTGCCAGCGCGCAAATGGCGGGATGGGTTCATTGGGACAAAGCCGTTTAGCGACGACATCATTGCCGCGCATCGTGAAGCTGGCTGGCACTTCCTGCGCCGCGTTACGATCTGGCGCGATCCGGTGGTTGAAATGACCCGCACCAAGGCGCTGAACCTGCTATACAAGCAGATCCAAAAAGACAGCACTTCGTCATGGCCAGGATCGCCGGATTATCTGCTGATCTTCCGCGCGCCAGGCGATAATGCGGTGCCGGTCGGACACAAGCCGGCTAACTTTCCCGTGTCTCTTTGGCAAAAATGGGCGTCGCCCGTATGGATGGACATTAGCCAGACGGCGGTTTTGAACAATCGTGCCGAGGCTGCAAAGTGGATTGGCGACCCGCTTTACCTCGACGATGCACGCGAGGAGGACGATGAAAAGCACTTATGTCCGCTGCAATTGCCACTGATCGAGCGTGCCGTTATGATGTGGTCAAATCCTGGCGACGTCGTGCTATCACCGTTCCTCGGGATCGGCAGCGAGGGGGTTGTGAGCGTCAAGCGGAAGCGGCGGTTTATCGGCGTAGAGTTGAAGCCGTCATACTTCGCGCAAGCATGCCGTTCGCTCGCAGCTGCAGAGGCTAATACCGGCGACATTCTCGACGTGCTGGATTGCACCGAGAGCGTCGCCGCATGAATACCGGGGCCAACATTCCCACGATTGCCGGCGGGCAGTCGCAACGGCGTCCATCCCTAACCTGCGTGCCCGGTAGGGTGTATCACGCGCGGGAATTGGGCAAAGCCAGTTGGCCGGCTGCACAGGGTGCAGTCTTTTCGAGGCTAATGGACGCTACCCGCCCATTTTTCCGAGATCGGGCACTCTCCCCGATGCGGTCGCGCGATATTTCCTCCATCGCGCCTCCCCGCAAACTTGCCCGGCTGGCGCTGAGTATCGCGCCGGTCGGGTCTTTTGCCGGGGCGATCGCATGACAGTTCATTACCACGGCACGCCAATTACTCCGATTTCTGCGCTTTACGAATTGGCAGGCCGAAACTTTTGCGTTTCTCACGCGCGCCCCGACGACGTTCGGAGGTGCCACGATATCGGGCAATCCGTCATGCTCGACAATGGTGCGTTTTCTCAATGGAAATCGGGCAAACCGACCAACTGGCCGAGTTATTATCAGTGGTGCGAGCGATGGCTGCAATATCCAACGAGCTGGGCAATACCGCCCGACGTGATCGATGCGCCAAGCCAGGAGCAGGATGCGCTTCTGAACGAGTGGCCACATGGTAAACGCCAAGCAGCGCCAGTTTGGCATCTGGACGAACCAATCGCGCGGCTCTGCCGTTTAATTGAACAGGACTGGAACCGGGTCTCTTTCGGATCTACGGCTCAATTTGCCGTGGTGCTGTCGGAACCGTGGGTGCGCCGGATGGATGAGGCGTTTGAAGAAATCATGCGTGTATTCGGCAAATCCCCGCCAACCCACATGCTTCGAGGTATGCAATGCGCCGGCAAACGGTGGCCGTTTATGTCACTAGACAGCACCGATATCGCGCAAAATCATCATCTTCCGCACAAATCCCCCCGCGTTATGGCTGACCGATGGGATGCCGTGCAATGCCCTCCAGTTTGGGTTCAGCCGCACCTTGAACAATTGGAGTTTGCGGCATGAAATATTTAACGATTGTTGCGTATTTTGCATGCATCCCCGCCGCGAATTGGATGATCGGCAACGCCGGCACAGTCTGCGTGCCGAATGGGCCATGCCTGATCCCTGTCGCGCCCGGTCTCATGGCACCATCTGGGGTGTTGATGGTGGGCTTCGCGTTGGTGTTGCGCGATCTGGTGCAGCGCAGTTTCGGCACCCTGGTTGGATTGGTGGCAGTCCTGATCGGCACCGTAGCAAGCGCACTGATCGCGCCGACCGAGTTGGTGATTGCGTCCGGGGTGGCGTTCTTGTTGAGCGAACTTGCCGACTTCGCGGTTTACACTCCGTTGCAGCGGCGCGGTTTGGTGCTG